ATTCTCATTTGCCAATCAGGAAAATTTACCCATCCCCTTCCATCAACCGTCCAGCCCCATCGCTTAATATGTTCTTCAGTTATTCCTTCTACTGTATTTATCCGTGGTATCCAATAAGCCTCTGTATCAGGATTTTCATCGAGTAGTTCAGGTAAGAACCTTATTAAATTTATATGAGGGGTTTCGTCTGCGTCAATTTGAAATATAAAATCTTCATTGCATTTTGAATTTAAAAAATTCTTTTGTTTAGCAAAATCTTTATTTAAAGGATGTTCCCACCAACGAAAATTTACATGCGTTTCTTGGTCTTGGATATGACATAATAATTCAATTACTTTTTGCGACGTATTATCTTTATCTGTAACTACTACTATTTCATCTTCATTTCTAATTTCATCTATTAGAAAATATAATAATTGTTCTAGTTCAGCATGTTCGTTACATCCTGTAATTGCATAACTAATCTTGTTCTTCATGTTCTGCCGGGTTTAATGTTGCGTAAAAGACTTCCATTGCTTGTTTGAATTCTAATTGTTGAAATGATTGTGCTAATTCCGGGGCTAATCGTGTTGTAAAATATTCATCTTCTTTATCCGGCACTGGAAATTTCTTTCGTTCCTCGCCTACTATTGGTATAACCGGAGTTACTTCCCAATTCCAATTATCTTTATGAGTACCTTTTGGGTACAACATTACTTGAGGTGTAATCATGGATGTTAAGTACCAAACAAATCCAGTAAGGTGATCTTCAAATTTTGTATCTATCATTAATTGTGTAATACCCTTCTCATACAACTTTATATTTTTTGAACCGATTTGCCAAACATCTCTTGTAGTGTATCCTGTATCCATACAGATTCTAGATTCAATATTTGTTGATGCATCCGATTCAATTAATACTGATTTGTTTCCAGTAAAGGGTGATATTTCATCATAATCTAACTTCATACTTCCATCTTTTTTAATTTAGGTAATTTAATTTTTGTAGGGTCATTATTTCCGGGATTGATTTTCTTTAACTTAGGTAAATTTAAGCTAACCGGTTGTGGCATTTTGGACGCGACTGCGTCTATCATTCCCACAAATTTTTCTTTCATCATATCAAACGTAAAATTCTTTCGAATATGTTCTGGTTGTTTTCTAGATTTTACTAAATATTCTTTGTACTTTTTATGTACATCAACAAATATTTGACTTGCATAACTATAATTAACAGTAAACCATTTTGAACCTTTTATTATCATTTTGTCTTGTACAACTGATTTATCTACTTCGTTTAACTGCCCTGGCAGTAATACACAATTGTCTGGATTAAGAAAATCAATATGTCCACTCCAATTAGAAGCTATTATTGGCTTACCGGTCATACCAAATTCTAATAACGGACGACCAAAGCCTTCTCCTTTAGTAAATGAAACCATTGCCTTCATCTTAGGATGATTATACAACGAATTTATTTCATTATCCGTAAAATCACCATGTAATAAATAAACACTTGGTCCGGTTGGGCCATATTCACTTATAATATCCCTAATCCGATTTAAACAATATTCCCTATCAATTATACTAAAACCAGCACCGCTTGTTTTTAATACTAGAGCCGGTTTTTTACTTCCTACTTTCTTTTTAAACGTTTCACAAAATGTTTTAATCAACATTCCTACATCTTTTCTATCTTGTCCAAACCCACCTTGTAACCAATGTCCAACAAAAAGGTAACAAAAATCTTCTTTAATATGTGTTAATTCATCTACTACATTCCTATCCAATTTATCTGTTTTACGATAGACGTTCAAATCACATCCCTCAAATAATATTTCGACAGGAGTTGTTAATTTTAATTCAGCTTCTTTTTGTTTTGTTTGTTCGTTTATTTTATCATAAACAGTACTTGTAAATACATCACTTGAATGTTTTGATGTAGTAATTATTAAGTCCATTCTATTACAACCTTCTAGCCATTCAGCTGAACATTGATTAGTTTCAATTCCAGCTGTAACTCCTATATTATACTTTCCGATTTTTTGAAATTCATGTGGTACAGATAATTGAATAAATATGTCTGGTTGTTTATTGATATTTGTCGTAATTATTTTATCTATAATCGCTTTATGAGTTTCGTCTTGACTATTAAGAGCATTCATAGGACAACTACCCCATGGGAGTGATACAATAACTATTTCATATTTGTCTGATGATATTAACGCTGAGGCTAAATCTCTCATGTGATTTCCGTAACCGGACCTAGTAGCTACTGGCCCTTGCATAACAATAAATGGTTTCATACTAATACTCCTGGTGTTTCATTAATTGGAACTTGTTCAACTTTATATAATTTAAATCTTTTTCTTGGCTTCCATTTTTCAAAACATATTTCCATATGTTTAATAAATCCATTCGACATTTCTCTAGCCGACATTCCGGATTCTTCTGAACAAACCCAATCATGTCCGGCCATTCCATGTTCTTTACGGTTATCTCTGCCCATATCATACCAATATTTAATTGCTTTAGCAACATCTCTAAAATCACATCTATCATCAAAAATATATGGAGTTTGAGGAGATCCTTGACATGATATATTACTCGGAAATACTGGCTTAACCCACTTACCATGATTTTTATAACGGCCTAAATGATTGGTTGGAAATTCAGGTGTAAAGTCTATCCACTTTCCATTTTCATCTTCAAACCTGCAATGGTCTTGTAACCCTCCTGTAACGTTGTTAATAATAGGTGTGCCGGCCATTAACGATTCTGCTCCACTTAATCCAAATCCTTCATTGGAAGCAATATTAATAGTAACATCTGCAATATTATAATAATAATTCAACTGTTTATCATCTATACCAACGCCTGAAAATGTGATATTATAATCATTACATAATGCTCTCTTCACTGCAGGAAGATCTGTTCCATTATCATCCCTGGGTTGAGTATGCATTAGTAGTAAGCATTTTTCGGCCTTTTCTTTTGGTAAGGAATCACAAAATGTTTTGTAAGCGAGGATTACATCTCCTGGTTGTTTTCTTCTTATATTTCGATTATTCCAAAATACTACAAATTCTGCGTTATTATTTTTTAATCGAAAAGTCTTTTCAAATTCATGATATTCTTTATAATCATTATCCAATGGGGTAATTGGTTTATAAAAATTTTCGTTTATTCCATGTGGTACATATTGAACTGCCCAATCTTCTTTTGGATATCTTCTTAAAACATTTTTTACGATATTATCTGTTTGTTTACTTATATTCATAATTAAATCACAAGACTCATAAAAATCTTCGTTCCATTGTGGATAAGGAAGATCGTCCCAAATATTATAATACATCAATGGGATATGTTGTCTGAGCTGATCTTCCATTTGGTACAGCCAACCCCAAAATCTAGGGTCTGTAAAATGTAATATAGCATCTGGTTTTTCTGTTTCTAATAAATAATATAATAATTGAGGATTACCATATCCATTATTGGCATATATCTTAACTGATGCATCCTCTACTCCTGTAACCTTTTGTGTTTCCTCAGATAGATCAAAACATTTTCCTTGGTCAGGATGATTAATAGCTGCTCCAACTTGAACCCAATCATATTTATCTACAGTTCCAATAACAAATTCTTTGGACATAGTTCCTATACCAGAATGTAATCTTAAATCATCTGACAATAATAATATTTTTTTCTTTTTTCTTTTGGGTTTGTCTGGGTCAATTTTACGTAATTTCGGTAACTTGATTTGTTGCATCTTCCTCCTTTATAACCGTTCTTTTTATTTAATATAAATATGCTTTTTTTAATTTAACACGCGATTTATACGAAACAAAATATATCTTTTTATCTGCTTGATATGGATATTTTACTACGTATACCTTTTTATCTGCTAGATATGGATATTTTACTATATACCAACAGCCAGGTTTTTTTGCTTCGTATGGATATTTTACCATATATAATAACCAATCTGCTTGATGTGAATACTCTGTCACAAAAACTTTTATATCTGCCAGGTGTGGATATTTACAAAAGTATATTTTTTGTGAGTAACTGTTTACATAAAACAAACAACTTAATACTATTAATAATATTTTTTTCATAAATAAATCCCATATCGGATACTTGCACTTAACCTTTTTGCATGAACATCACTATAGCCCTGCTCTCTTAATTCTTTGTAATTAGTAAATTCTTCGTATGCTAATTTATAAGCATTACAATAACTAATTTTAGGGTTTAATTTTTGTATCATCTCTACATATCTGTTAATAGATATTCTATCAGTTATTTCCATATTTTTTAATTAATTATTACTATTGGTTTTTTTAATTTTTTAGCTGCTTTAATTGCACTTTCTGATCCTTTACTTTTATGTCCTTTTGGTATTAAAGCACACATTACATCACAGGCCTTAGCAATCAACATATTTCTATGATGGAATTGTGATACATGATATACCTTTCCATAATAATTTTCTGACATCATTGAATATAAATTTCTAGATGTATGTGCTGGATTATATTCTTGATATTTGATATCAAACTCTAAAGCAAATTTCTTAGCATATTTATCTGCGCCATTAGGACATCCACCTGATATTATTGTTAAATCGTCTCCAAATTTTTTCTTTAAATTTGTAAACAATTCTTTTACCTTCCGTTTGTTTTCCCATTCTCGAGAACCTATAATCGCAACTTTCATTCTCTAATTCTATTTTCTTTTGGACATAAATCTCGATTAACAAATTCGCAATAACGACAATTCTTATTGTTCTTACCAGGAACGGCTAGATATTTATTATCTAAATTATACGATCCATCATCTTTAAATCCTACATTAATAAATTCATTAATTTCTTTTAATAATTTGTTCCTAGTTGGTTTGCCGGATGCCGGAATAAATTCTTGTACTCTTTTTTGTGGAAACATTGCTCCATCAAATAACTTTCGTTTTACAATTAAATATTTTATATCAATCATATCTGCACTAAACCCATATTGTTTAGCAAAATATTCTTTATACAAAACTAACTGAGATGATTTTATTTTATCTGCTTTTTGCCATTTGTTCCAGCCACGCGTAGATGTTTTAATATCAATTATTTCAATTTTATTAAATACTGTATCTCGTAAAACGATATCTAAATAAGCTAACATTTTAATATCCTTACCATCTACAGCTTGAGTATATAATGGCATTTCTATTCCAACTAACTCATACCCTTTTTTACTAAAATATGCACCGCGGTGACTCTTAAACCAATCTAAAATTGCTACACCATCATTATAAAATTCGCCTAATTCAAATTTAGTAGAAAAATGTTCTTTCGTTTCATCTATAGCCCTTTTATATACGGATGCCATATTATCTCGTAAGAGTTTATGTAAATCTAATTCATCAGCTGCTTTAACTGAATCTTTATACATAGTTGATATATATGTCTGTAATGTTTCATGAAAAGCTGTACCAAAAATAGTATGTATACTTTGAGAAAATGTTCTTAATCCTTTTGCGTAAGCTAATTCCCAATGTTTAGGACAAGATGAATACATCGCAAACTGTGAATATGATATTCGTTTATCTCCTTCTTTGGGTTCTACTACACTATATTTTAAAAATTTATTCATAACTATTTTATTTGTGGTATCTTATTTACTATGATATTCCATTGGTTTTCAGTAGGATGGCCATCACCAATTGCTTCTACAAATCCAGTAAACCATGTTATAAACGCCTCTGGTGATGTCGGTGTTGGAGTTGCTACCTTCTCTGTAAATTTTATTTTTTTTGGTCCTTCTTTAATTACTGTCATTTTAAGATTCCTTTTATTTCTTTATCCGATTTACCATATAACTTTAGTAAATCCTTTAAAAATTCTTTTCCTTTGTTGCCAGACGTAAAAAACATATCTAAATATTGATTTGCCTCTCTTTTACTTATCATATGAGTTCGTCTAATGAACTCTACAAGTTCTGGTTTATACTTATCAACCTTGTGTCCTTTAATATATTTTGAAAACATTTTCTTAGCTGGAAGTATATCATAATATAATTGATAAACATGTTTCTTTGATAATGGGCCGATTGTATATTGTTGAAATAAATTAATTATTTCGATCAATCCCATGTTCATTGATAACCAGCGATTAATAATATATGGTTGAAATGATTTTTGATCGAGGTCAGATAATTTATCCCAAGGGACTTTCTTATAAGTAATATTAGCTATGTGATCAAAAATAGTGGCCGGCTTTCTCATTTATTTTTATCTTTTAAACTTTTTGGTAAGAATGCTTCATTTATATGTCCACAATCATCACACCTAAAAATCGGAATTGGAACAATTTGTTCTTTGCCGGTTGGTGATAATAGTGCTGATAATCGTTTAAACATACTAGCTTCTCTAAAAATTTGTCCATCACAATTTTCACAAACTATATCATCTAAATCATCAGCTTTTAAATTGATTGATTGAGGTTGTTGTTGCTCTTTTGAATTATCACTTAGTGATCGTATTTTTCCCATTTTAATCCTTTTTATATTATTGTTTTATTTCATTAATTAATTTTACTAACATTGCCATGGAATGTAGTTCTTTATCTACTGCAAAAGTATCTTGGTATTGTGTTTCCGCTAAAATTAAAATAACACTTGCAATATGACCTTTTGCATAAATATCTATTTCATCAAACAAAAATTTATATAATGCATTAAAATCTCTAACTTTTGAATCTGCTATTAATTTTCGTATTTGTTGAAATGCATCTTTTTTACTGACATCGGTTACTAATATATCTACTAATTTTGTCATATAATTAGCTTCAACCAAACTCTGTTTATCAATTACGAGCTCATTATCAACAATTTGCCGTTGACATGAATTAAGTATTCTTCTAATATCTGGATATCCACTGTTTATTAAAGTAACCAAGTTAACTTTATCATATACAATTTTTTCTGTATCCAATATTTCAACCATGCGTTTTGCCACATCTGTTTTTGATGGTGGTGTAATGCCAAATGTCTGACACCTACTTTGTATTGGGTCAATTATTTTTTCAACATAATTACATGTCAATATAAATCTTGTAGTTTTAGAAAATGTCTCCATTAAATTCCTTAAAGCAGCTTGTCCATTTGGTGTCATATAATCTGCCTCGTCTAAAATAACAATCTTCCATTGTTTAAATGCAATTGTACTTGCAAAATTTTTAATTTTAGTTCGTACCGTCTCAATATTATTTTCATCACTGGCATTGATATACATTATATCAGCATCTACATTATTAGCAATTATTTTTGCTAATGTCGTTTTACCCGTTCCAGCTTGTCCATAAAATAATAAATGTGGTACGTCACCATTCTCTAAATAAATTTTAACTTTTTCAATGATAGTTGCGTTACCAACATATCCATCTAATGTTCCAGGTCGATATTTTTCAACCCATAATGTATGTTCTTGATTTCCAAACATGTTATGCGCTTTGTAGTTGAACTAAGAAATAATTTGATAAATAATCAGGTCCTATAAATGTTACTCTGGCCAAACCAGCCTGACTCACTTCTAAGTACCCTTCTGTTGCATCTTTATTAGCTAACAAGATTTCTTTAAATAAATTGGCTGAGAAACAAATAGGTGATAATTCATTATCTGCTGTCGACTCTGATGAAACATCAAATGTAATTCTATTTGTATTTAAACTTGAATAATTTAATATAATGTCAGTACCTAAAGCATCATCTCTTACAGCAAAATTTTCTGCATCTGGTAATGCATTTTTAGATTTAACAAATTTTTCTGTAAAGTCGCTTGTTAATTTTATCTTTACATTAAAGTCGGGTAATTGTTTCATTTGAGGTACCTGTTGTATTACTGACATATCAGCTAACATAAAAATACATTCGGTCTTATTTGTATCACTTAAATTAATTGAATAAGTAGTACCTCCTGTACTGTTAACTGCAATTTCGACGTTACTATCTAGTGCTGTCAACAATTTAACTAATTGTGAAGTGGCATAAATTCCTAACTCACAATCCTTTACATTGAAACCATTCATACTTACTTTACCTACTACATTTTGGTCGCTGGCTATAAAATTACAATTCAATGTATTATCTTTACATTCGACCTTTACTGATTCTGTATTACCTGCTAAGTGATACTTATCTATAAAACTGGTTAATTTTTTCTTTTCCATATTATTTACTTTTATTCAAAAAACTGATTAAATACTTGATTATTTACTAAATCTCTCGTGCTGCCACCAAACTTATCATACAACTGTCTATTTTTATTATAGATGTGGATTGCTTTATCTGGGTTCAAAAACATTTCTTCCATGCTCATTAATATCGCATAAAAATCTCTCGGAACTACTGTTTTAAGTAATTCATTATGACATTGAACAATTTCTTCTACTTGCTTTACTGTTTCATTAAATACAAATAAATTATTTAATGTCATTTTCATTGGTACATCCCCTTTATATGTTGATACTTCCCCAAATGTAAATCCTTCAGATGCTGGATGGCCTAATGGATTTGGAACTAAATCTTCTGCAGTATAAGGAAGGTCTTCACCTTTTGGAAAATACAAATCTGTAAACGTCATTTTACTTAATTGTGGAGAATGTAAATATGTTCCGTAAACAGGATATAATCCTGGAGATGATGAATCGGTTGATATTTGGATTCTTCCTCCATAATATTTATTCATCATCTTTTGAAAGAAACTTAATATGAAGAAGTCAGATATTTTTGAGATTCCTAATATATGTATATATTGATTTCTATTTTTTTCAAATTCTCTATTCCGGATCATTGGAACCAATGCCGACATAAACATCGTTACACGTTTTTGAGCTCCACCAATACACCAACCGTTAAAATCAAAATCTTTAACCTTTTGATACCAAGCTTCATATTCTTCTACATTATTACCTTGAATAACATTTAAAAATTTACATTTACCAGATTGGTTTTCTGCAAAATATTTAAAGTTGTCATAACTAATGTCTAGACATTCATAAAATTTTCCATCATATTTTGCTCTAGGTGGTATATCTAAATTAACTCCTAAATCACAATTAGCTTCTAACCAATGAAAAATAGTTTCTTTAAATTTAGGGTCCCATTTAATAGCACCGGTGGCTAATTGAAATCCTCCAGAATCTCCTAATACTACTACATCATCTTCCAATCCATATTTGTCTCTTGCGTCCATCCATTTATAATGATGGCCGGCAGTTATTAGAAAATATGGATGCCTCCATCTTTCTGGAAATGACTTATCGTAAAACCTGCAGGTTAGTCCGGGTTTAATTTCTTTATTTTTTTTGAAATCGCCGGCACATCCTCCGGCGCTTAATGATGGATAATATATTAAATCTTTTTTCATAATTGTAATGTATATTGATATGCACCTTTATATTCTTCTGCTAATAAATGTTCACAATATTCTTTTTCATGCCAAACACAAATTTCTTTATCAAAATCATTAGCAACAATATATCCTTCCATTCGTCTTCCTAAATCAGATCGGTTAACTATATCCGGATGCACTCTAGGCGATTCCAAAACAGTTTCGATTGTTTCTAAAGCACTCTTAACATCAAATGGTTTATACATTCTATCAGAATCTACAAACTCCGGAAAGCTTCTGAAATATGGAAATACTATATCGGCTCCAAATGCTGTAGATTCGATAACTGTCCAAGATACATAATCTTGTAATGATGAATTAAATTGTATTTTACAAGTTGCTAATTCTGTATAATATTCTTGTTTTGTAAGTCCTGTTAATAATTTAAATCTTGGTTGTTTCTTTGCTAACGCTTTTAAAGCATCAATTGCTCCGGGTAACATACTTCTAAATTCTTTTCCTGATGTAGTTACATGCCATTCAAATTTTGGATGGAATTCCAAAAAGGCTTCCGCCACTTTCATCATAAAGAATGGATTCTTTTCTTTATCTAATCTAGACGAATAAACTATAGTATTCTTTTTTGTATATTCTCCGGCAGGTAATTTAGCTAATGTTGCGTCTTTATGAATTGGTAATGACACTACATGAATAGGTGCTTCAAATCCTGTTGCTCTTAATTGTTCTTTATGTATTGAACTACCTACAAATATACCAGCTAATCTTTTATCTAATCCTAATTCATATGGTCGCATCCAATCTTTCATCGGATAAGTAAAATCATATTCATCAACTGATTGTGCATGTAACATTGCATATACTTTAACATCCTTATAACCGTATAGGTCTAAAGCGTACCAGATAGCTTCAACGCCTGGTGTCCAATAATCTTGTAAAAATATAACATCACCGTCTTGAACTTTGTCATCATATAACATTTGTAAAAAATTCTGGCATTGTGATAAACTATATTTTCCTCTACCTATTGCATCTAATACAGCACCTACTTTAATTTCTTGGTCGGGGTCAAAATCGCCTTCAACTTCTACAAAGTTTAATTTGTCTTTATATTCTTCAAATGTTTTTGGCATCCATTCTTTTGATAATTGATATGTATACCGACTCTTAAGTGGTTCAAGACCAAAGTAAAATAAATTTCTTTTCATAATTATTCTTTTATTCTATCAAATTTATAATCATCTGGATTAATTTCCATCATATTACATTTTGTAACTTGATGTACTCTATACCAGCCTTGATCAATTGATAATGTATCTGTTTTCTTTAATTTAGTAACGTTTTCATCTGGGATTCTATAAATTAGATGGACCTTATTGAATATAGACATTGGAATTTTATCTATTGTTTTCTGATTTGCTTCTACTGTAACATATTGTTTGGTTTCTAATATATCATGAATATCATCCCAATTACCATGTACACATGCCATTTCAATATATTCTATAGTAAAATAGATATGTGGATATTCTTTATAATTTTTTGGTACTTGGCCTCTTACAAATACAGTTTCTATATCAGATAACCTGCCTTCTACTTCTTTACCATACCAGTAACTTTTTCCGTACATCTTTATAACTTTTTTATTTATATTAATATAAGAAATTTTTTACAAACAACCAAATAATTCCATCAAAATATGTTACTTATTTTTTTTAGAATTTATTTCGCTGTAAAGTTTATCACATCGTGAATCAATTGATCTAAAACATTCGTCTATGTTTTGACGCCCATTATTGTCAACATCATCAATCCTTCGATGTATATCTCCAGCCACCGTTTCAGCGTTACGATAACTGTCATCCATAAATCTGTTGAAATCATCAACATCAACTTTATTGCCTAACCTATTAAACGCAACCACTACAGCTCCCACTATAGCAACTACACCCAATGTTGACAAAACTGATACTAAAATAATTGTTTCCATATTTATTCCTTTCGTTTTATTTTTAATAGAATTATTTTAGTTGAATGTAAAAAATTTACCTAAATTATTATTTTCTGGGATTCTTCCCCATTTCATTGCACCATAAAAATCATTTAATTTATTTGCAAATGCTGATTTAAATATCTTATCATAATTAATATAACTGTTTATAAAATCAACAATTACTTCTGGATCTTCGAATCCTTTAATAGCCATTGTATCTAACCCCATATTATTTTCTTTAAGATAAGTCCATTTAATTTTTTCACCGTTACCAATTTCCCGGATTGTTTTAATATTATGATGCCGTAACATATCATTATAATTTAATGAAGATTTAACATGTACTGGAGTACCCTTCATCCGGATTGCAAACGGTGCATCTCCTTTTCGAGTATATTTACGTACATTTTTAACGCCAACAGGAAACATAATTTCTATATTATCTAAGGTTTTCATATATTCTTTAAACATTAAGATCTTTTCATCCAGATCTTCTTTTTTAATATTGTTCAAAATGTCTTTTAAAACCTCTGCCATAAACTTTCTGAAAGCAGGAGGGAATGATGATCTTACAACATCTAATCCTTTAACATCTAATTTATTTACTGGATATCCTTCTGCATTAACAATCCATTGTGCATATCGTTTTTTTGCAATCCATATTCCTGCTTTAGCAACTAATTCTTGTTTAATGTGAAACCTATGTGTAGTTACATTATGAAATCTTTCAGCGTAAATATCATATGATTTATTTATAAAACACTGAATTGCATCTGCAACTTCAATAGTCTTTTCGGCCATTAATTGATTATCTGTAGTATCGATATCTGGATGATCATGTTTTATTAAAGGTAATGAACTAAAAAATGTACTATCTGTATCAGTGTATATACAATAATCTTTTTCAACTCCTAATTTTTTTAGATAATATTGATTTCCGATATCTGCCGTAAATTTAATTAATTGTTGTCCTGTACTTGTAACTGCTACTGCATTGTCCGGGTCATTAAATCTAAAAGTTGGATTACCCAAAACTCCGTAAAAAGAATTCAATAAAATCTTAGTTACATGTTGTAACCTATCAAAATATTCTGCTTTAGCAGTATCTCCTTTTTTCTCGTATTCTTTTCTTAAATTCTTATATTCAACTCGTTCTGCAAACCACTTTTCTAATATTGATGGAATAAATCCTTTATTAGTCAGATCATAAACTACACCATTAGCTGCGATAGAATAATTATTATCTGTTAAATATGTTTTTAATTCTTTTGGTGATTTCCATGACTGTTTATCTGTTGCAAGTTCTTGAGGTATATTTTTAACATATGAATGAGGTTTGAAATTATCAACTTTACTTACCTTAGTTTCGGGCGATATATTTAATGTCATGATTATACTTGGATATAGAGATGTTAAATCTAAATCATATACCCATTCATATCTTCCAGGATTAGGTGCCTTTACATACGCTCCTAATAAATCTATATGTCTAATTTCTTCACGGGGTGGTTTGTTTGGTGCCACAATTCCTAACCGTTTCATATAAGTTAAAGCTGCCCCATCTAAATATCTAGTTGCAAAATATACATCTTCATAAGGAACATGACCTTTATGACATATACCACGAGCCAAATCTAATAACTTCATTTTCTCATCTATTTCAACAACAAGATCGACATCATTCATATTATAATCAACATACTTATTAATATCTGCCTTCATTAAATCATCTAGACTGCCTTCATATTGGAGTTTTCCTTTGCCTAATTCTTTTTGGGATATGGCTTCTAAAGAATAACTCGACTCTTCATTATATGTAAAGTTTTTATACAAAGCCATATAATCTAAACAAGATACTCCAGAAATACGATATCTATTTCTATGTTTAAGCCAAATAACATCCTTAATTGGCGATAATGATCTAGCTGTCTGTTCACCTAATATCCGGCACATTCTATTATATAGATACGGAATATCAAAGAAATCTATGTTCCAGCCAGTTATTATAGTTGGTTGTATCTCATAATATTTCATAAGAAACTTACTTAACAATTCAGACTCATCAATACATGAAATAACTTTATCTGTAGTAATTACTGTTTGATCTTTATCTAATATCCAAACAAATCTTTCATCTCCCGCTGCATCATAAATTGCTATCGATGTAACTTCATTTTGTGCTTCTTCTGGTGTAGGAAACCCGTTTTCAATATCAACTTCAATATCAATAAATAATGTTCTATGTCCAACTGATATTTCATCTGAATCAGTATATCTATCTATTAATGTACGAGTTTCTGGATTAAGATCTGATTCATATAATCCTCTTTCTTCATTATCAAATTTAAATATTTTTGTAACTCGAGAACCATCTAAGGCAGTATCTTTTCCGGAAGAAGATTTTCTATAAGCATACGGCTTATATTTTATTTTTTGGTGTCCGAGTTTATCGTCCCAAATATGTACGGTATTATCACGCCTCCTATATGATATTGCTTGATACATTACGCTTTAATATTTTCAATAAATTTATAAAATTCTTCTCTAGTAGCCGGGTCTTTTTTAAATGCTTTTGATAACTTACTTGTCATCATTGTACTATCATGACGAACTCCTCTTACACAAGCACACATATGTTTTGCTTCTATTACTACAGCTACACCATCATTCTTATCACAAACCTCGTTTAGGTAATCATGAATTTGCATTGTTAAATTTTCTTGTACCTGAGGACGTCTAGCGAACCATTCTACAATTCTATTTAATTTACTTAAACCAATTACATTATCGCCAGGCAAATAAGCTACATGAGCATAACCAACAAATGGTAAATGGTGATGTGAACAAAATGATTTTACATCAATATTTCCTTGAAATACTATCCCATCATATTTATTAACATTTTTAAATGTTGTAATCTTTGGCGGTTCTATATAACATCCCTCAGCCAGATCATTAACAAATGCCTTCGCTACCCGCATTGGAGTATCATTCGAATTAGGATCATTTCGCCAATCAATTCCTAAAGCATCCATATATTGTCCATAATAATATGACGCATTAGTAATTATTTCTTGACGTTCTGCTTCTGTCCGTGGATCATTTAAATTAGCGTATTTTAATTTTTTCATAAATTATCCTAATAAAACTGATTTACATTTATTTCCTCTTCTATCTAGAAATTCAATAAACTTATCCGAATCAATTTGTACTTGTATCATTTCAACATCTGGAATAGTTGAAAAATTGATACCTAAATAATCTTTTTCTGTAAATGAATTATTTGATTCTAATAATTTATTAAGTTTTTCTAAATGTTCTGGCTTAACCCAAATTGTTACTTTCATTTTATTTTCTACTTGTTGATACCATTGCAATTTCTGATTCACGCACTAGTATATATTTTTCATCATTTAATTTAACTTCTTTTTGACTACCCAAATTACTTTTATGTAATAGTACTGTATCGCCTTTTTTTACGGCCATTGGAATCATGTTTCCTAACATTGGATTAATTAATCCTGGTCCAATTGATATAACATCTGCATAAACGAATTGTCCATCTATACCATCAACTAAAATAATTCCGGAGGTTGTCTTTTCAGCCTTTTCTTGTTCCTTTAAAAGAACTTGGTCTCCCATTGGTTTCATTTTCATATTCTATACTCCTGTTGTTTTATTCCATGCACTGACATGTAATCTTGTTAATCCTATAAATCCATATTTTTTAGCCATTTCAAGTACAAATGCTGTTCTTTCATGAAAATTATCTTGATCATCTAATCCTGGCATCATACAAATCCGTTTCGGGTCAATATCAAATGGTTCTACAAAATCATTAATAATTTCTTGCAAGTCTTGGTTATTACTAATTACAAATTTAAAATAATAATTATCATGTTCCATTATTCTTTTAATTGCTTTAGGAACAATTCGTTCTTCTTTTGAATGTCCTGAATTAGCTAATTTTACGGAACAATTAATTTGATCTAATCTTTTAAACATTTCATCATTAATATACATTGTTCCGTTTGTTTCAATTTCATTATAAACATTATTAGAATCATAAATTCTGTCATAGAATTCTAAAAAACTAACAATACATTCTTGATTTACTTTCATTAAGGGTTCTCCACCTGTCCATACTAAATGTACCCTTCCATTATAAATCCAATCATCAATTTCTTGGTCGATCCATTTATCAATCAAATAATGATGTGGTTTTTTATGTCCTTTAATCCAGACTGGAATTGTATCACAAGTCCAGGTAGCCGTTCCTTTTTCGTGTAAATCACCTTTAAAATCTCCTGGCGGAAAGGTACCGGTTCTAATTTCTTTCATATGTTTTTTAGAGGCACCACAACTTAAATTACAATTCATTAATCGTATAAAATAAGCTGGATATCCAGTTGTGACTCCCTCACCTTGGATTGTATAAAAATCTTCTGATATTGGTAAAAAATCTCTATTCATAATATATTGCCGAATTCTTTTTATTTTCGTTACATTCAACTTTAACTACTTTACACCTAGCTGCATCTGTTTTAGATAAAACATCATTGAATTTATCGTAAACTAATTTTGCCATTGCTTCAGCTCCTAATTTATCTAAAATATGTACTTTGGCTATTCCCATTTGGCCCATTTGCTCAAAAATATCAATATAGGGGTCATCTTTTTCAGCCAATAAGGTATGATCAAACATATGATCCATCCAATCTTTTAATCCATTACCGACTGGCTTATCCTTAAAACCTCCAAAGTCGACGACCCAATTCATTTCATCCAAACCATCATTAATTGCAGTATCATTTGGTTCAAACCATACTTTGAATTCCATAGCATAACCATGTAATAACTGACAGTGACTATGTTGAGCTTTCCACTGCCTTAAAGCAATTGTATAATTATCAAATATTTTTGTTGATTGAAATTTGGGCATAGTGTTTTTCTTTTTTCATATTAAATATAAAGAAAATTATTGTAAATACCAAATATTTAATTAAAAATATCTCCAACAAAGAAAATATTTTTGACCTTTTAACAAATGTGACGATGCAAAATCTGCAGGTCTGTTCCTTTGTAAATACTTACGCTTTGCATGATGTCCACGGACAACTACAAAATTTCCGGCATTTGGATACATTTGTTTAAACGGGACACCAGTATATTCACCTTCCTTTATAACACTTCGTGATGTTACTGTATCCCAATACATAGTCTTTAGATATTCTCTATCGTAATATGGCATATACTTCCAATCAAATCCGATACACGAATTTTTAAAATCTAATTCTTCCATAAATTGTTTTTCTTTTTAATTTGCAATAACTGGTCCGGTTAAGGTAATTACCATAAAATTATCAACATGTTGATTAATAATATTAACCTTTTGTTCAACATCATCAAACTCTGATAGTATTCCTAACCTTTGAAATAATTTTAGTTCGTCTGCAGGCTTTACTACTTTTTTAAAAAACTCTCTATTAAAGCTTTCAAGAAATTTAGTATCTTTTGCATCAGAAAAATTTTCTAGCAATTTATTTTTCATAACTTTTAATTTTTAATCTGCTTTGATCTTAAATCTAGACCAAGATTCTTATAACAAAACCAACGAGCGATTTCAAATTCATTTACGGCCATTTTCTCTGCATCATGAGTCAATATACTCTTCGGAAGCCACATATATTTTTCATCTATATCAACACAAATAGCCTTTTCAGTTATTTTTGAAACTGTTCCTTTAGCTACTTGGCCCGGGCTGGCATTAACTCCTCCTACTTGATCTCCGTTATATCGATTATGATAGCTCCAAGATGTATAAGATGTATAATTTAATTTAAGTATTTGACCGACTTTTACTTCCTCGGCCGGAAGTATTGTTCCGTATTTCATGGTTTATAGTGTTTAATGGTTAATTTTCTCTTCTTTATATATAAAGATAAGGAAAAAATCTCGTAAATCCTAGACATTTGATAACTTTTTTTATTTTATTTTAACTTCTTCTGGTGTATATGAAGAATGGCCCCTATAAATTGCTTGAATTTTAAACTTACTATTTTTATATTTAGACTTTTGTAATTTTTCATTTATCCATTGAACTGCCGAATGTTCGGAGAATTCTTTTTTTCTAAACACTTCGGACCAATCTTTTTTTATTTCATAAATATAATAAAATTTTTTCATATCATCCTTTATAAGTTAAACAACTTCACATGCATTTCCTGCACAAGCAAGTTCCAATTTTAGATCTGTCTCATCATTAATTTCCATGACCTTTGATAAATCGATAGTTTTAAGGTTGGAAAACATAGTATCATATTCCTCTTCTGATATATCTTCCATTGGTAATTGTGGATAAATTCCACCCCAATAAGGTAATACTGCAAGACCGTTATAATGTTCTCTATTTTCCCACATCCATTCTCCAGCGGCTCCCCATTCATGGTCTCGTAAAGAAAT